AGTTACGACAACGCGCAGGATGCAAAGAACGGAAAGCGCGACTACCTTTTCGTAAACGAGGCGAACGGCATTCCTTACGATATATTTTGGCAGTTGCAAATCAGAACGCGAAAAAAGGTTTATATTGACTACAACCCGTCGGCAAGGTTTTGGGCGCACGATGACGTTATCAATACCGAGGGCACGAAACTGATTATCTCCGACCATCGCGGCAACCCGTTCTTAACCGATGAGGAACACGAAAGGATTGAGAATATCGCCGACCCCGAATTGTGGAAAGTGTACGCCCGTGGGCTGACGGGAAAGATTACGGGGCTGGTGCTGACGCGCTGGGACATCGTGGACGGGCTACCGCCACGGGCAGAGTGGAAGATGAGCGCGTGGGGAATGGACTTCGGTTTCACGAACGACCCGACGGCACTGGAACACGTTGTGCTCGCGCACGGCGAATTGTGGGTTGACGAGGAGTTCTACGAGACGGGTATGACAAACCCCGACATTGCTGAACGTGCAAAGGGTGCAGGATTGGGGCGCGGCGACCTTATCATTGCGGACAGCGCAGAGCCGAAGAGCATCCGCGAACTGCATAACATGGGGTTATTCGTTACGCCGTCCGTAAAGGGTGCAGACAGCATTGCCGTGGGGCTTGACATCCTACGGCGATATATGATACATTTCACGCGCCGTTCGCAGGGAATCATCGGCAACGCAAAGTCGTACCAATGGAAGCGCGACCGCGACGGGAAGCAGACGAACAATCCGCAGGACGGCAACGACCACGGCATTGACGCCATCCGTTACGTCGCCCTCGCAAAGTTGAATGCAAGGAGGCAAGGGAGCGGAAGCCGCATTAAAATCGGGAGAATGGACTGATGACGGAGAAAACGACCTTTCGCGACTGGCTCGCTATTGTTCCGTACACGGATTTCCAGATGCGGAAATTTTCCCGCCCGTACAAGGTGGGGAAACACGTCACGCCCGAGACGTTGAACGACCTGACAATCGGGCAGCTCATCGAACTTTCCACGCCTGCCACGGGTAACGAATCGCTGTACCGCATACCCGAAATTATTTTGGGCATGACACGCAAGGAGGTGGCACGGGCGCGAGCCGTGGAGGTGGTGCGTTTCATTGGCTGGGTGACGGGCGAAGTGGAGCGGATAAACGGACTATTTAAGCAGGCAAGCGGGAAGCCTACCGAGATAGAACGTCGGGCAGGGGTGCAGAAACTCTCGTTCGGGCTGTTCGGGATGCTGGACTGGTACGCCCTGCGAATGGGGTACGTTGACCACGACGCGGTGCTGGAAGTGGGCTGGATGCGGATTTACAAGTGCATGGATATGGACAACAAAAAAGCAGAATATAACAAGAGATTGCAGGAGGAAATATTAAATGACAATCGACGAAAAAGTAAGGCGCGTCGCTGAAAACGCGTTGCCCGAATGGACGTTTGTTTTCGACAACTGGGATGATGCCGACCGAACAATCAGCAAAGCACCGTTGCCCGCCGTTATTCAGTTGTTGCCGTTCGGTGGCACGCTGACGGAAAGGAACGGGCGGCAGAGGAACTCGCAGGAGTTTAGCGTGGCGTTCGTGGATAAGGCGCAGAAAGATGCAGACGGCGACGACCAGTCGGAGGTTTATTCGCGGATGGTGCAGGCGGCGGCAAAGTTCCAAAAGGCACTCAACGCATCGGGATGGTTTGAGCCCGTCACGGAAGTGCGCTACACGGTTATCTACATGCAGTTGTCAAGCATTATCACGGGCGTGTACATTGACGTGACGCTCACCGAACTTGACTGGAGGTGCGAATGAAAGATTTTGACCCGCGCATCGGCAGCGAGATAGTAGCCGAGGAACTGGACGAGTTGAGGAAGCGTATCATCGCCAACATGCAGCGCGAGGGAGCCGTGGCCACGGGTAACACTATCCGTTCGTTACGGGTGGAGCAAAGACCATTCGGGGCGGCTCTTATCTCGGCGCAGAGAATGCCGTTCGGCGTGCTGGAAACGGGACGCAGGGGCGGAAATGTACCGCAACCCGTTATCCACGGCGTGCCCGTGGGATTCGCGGCAATTATTTACAGATGGATGCAGGCAAAAGGAATACACGCCACGGATGTAAGGAAACCGCCAAGCCCGCGATTCGTGGCGATGCAGAACGAGCAAGAAAAAGCCGACCGAAGCCTCTCGTTTGCCATTGCCACGTCAATTATGAAACGGGGCACAAAGTTGTTCCGAGAGGGCGGGCGTGACACCATCTACTCACGGGAAATCCCGAAGACGATTGACAAGGTGCGCGAGAGATTGTCGCGGCTTATCTCTGCCGAGGTTTTGGAACAAATAAAACTCAATACACAAACACTCAATCAATAGGAGGACGAAAGGATGAGGAACACCAGCGGAACGTACATAACGCTTTACTACCCCGATGCGTTATGCTTCGCATTTAACCCCGTTACGTTTAGGAGTGCCAACACGCTGTCAATGACCGTCACGGCAACGGCATTCGGGCGAAGTGTCACGGCGACGTACCGAGGCATCGGAGAAACGGACTTCACAATCTTTGCCGACGTGCAGGGGCTTGTGCAGGCTCTTTGGAAAGACATCAACACGGAATTGGACTACGCAAGCAACGACCCGACGGACACGGGGGCAACGGTGGGCTTTAACGTCAGCGCGACGCACGTCAGTCAGCACACCGAAACGTTTAACGTGTCGTCGTTCATTGTGTGGGGTGCGCTCAATCCCGACGGCAAGGATGTTTTCAACGGCTACCGACGCGTGAAATGGTTTGCCGAATACCCGTTCACGATGGGATTCTACGCGGGCGGTGCTGGCTCTATACTATTCAGCAAGAACGAGAGCCTGCAACACTATGCAAGCATCGCAGGGCAGGGAATGTTCGCCGTGTCCTCGGATGAGATTCCAGACGGGGCTGACTACTCGCTCGTTTATGACTACGCGGGGCAACTTTCGCAGGCCACGTTCGACTCCACTTTCGACCTCACGTTTGCTTTGCAGGGTAACGCCCCGCAGACGCTTGTGATGCGTGTGGACGTTGATAGATGCAAGTACAAAGACGTTGTTTATCTCCGTTGGATTGACCGCCACGGATTCTTCTGCTACTGGCTATTCGAGAAGCGCAACGTGCAGAGAGCGACACGGGCAATCATGGACTTCACGCGCCCCGATTTGCAGTCGTATGAGATTGGGCTGGGCTACCAGCGTGGAGCGGGCAGGCGGCAGGCATTCGCCCGAAACGACGTGCTCCCCGTGTGTGCCCCGTTGGTGGATGCGGAAACGTACGACTACATCTTCGACATCGCCACGTCGCCCGTCGTGGATATGTACACCGAGGGCGGCGAATGGGTGTCCGTGGGCGTGCAGGCTGGAACGTACACGCAGACGGATGAAAACCTGCAGGACTTCGTTGTTAACATTCTCTTACCAACTACACCGACGCAAAGATTATGACGCAGCAACTTTTCATTGACGGAAACCTCGCGGATATCGAGCAAGACGTGTCCGTGGGGCTGTCGCTCAAATCAAACCTGCTGGGCGATATTTCCCGCATCGCAAGCAACCATACATATACGTTTGCGCTCCCTGCTACGGGCAGGAATAAGCGTTTAATCGGTTTTGCCGACACGCTGGCCGTGCAGACTACATTCCCGTATCAATACCACCGCGCAGACTACTACCGCGACGGCGTGCCAGTTATTCAGGGCGGCAGGCTTGTGCTGCTGTCCGTAGCCGAGCGTATTGAGTGCGTCGTGACGTGGGGTGTAACCTCTGCACTCTCTGCGCTTGTGCAGTCTGGCGCAACGCTCCGCGACTTGAACGGCTCGGAGACTATCGAATACACCGAAGTGCCGACGCGTATGACGTGGGGTGATTTTCTCGCCGACACGACCTACGCCCCGTTGTATGCGAACGGAAGTTTTTCCGCCCCGCTGGATGATGCAGAACAGCAGGCAAAGGCAACGGCGAGGGGGTGGAATGCGACCTACATCCGACCCGTGGTGCGCGTGCCGTGGTTGCTTAACAAGATACAAAGCCAGTACGGGGTAACGCTGTCTTTCGGGCAGGACGAATGGGATGTACTTCGCCGTCTTGTTATTCCGTTGGTGGATGACAGCCCAGCCGCGCTCCCTGCTACCTCATCCGTAATGACGCTGGCGGAGCCTACATCGTCGGGCAGCGTGTGGCTGTTCCCGTTCTCAATGGATAACACTGGCAGCATCTTCTCATCGTACACAAGCGATGCCGCCTACGTCAGCACACCGAAGACGATTACTCTCTTTGTTAACTTCACGATGACGATGCCGCTTGTGTGGGCGTCGGTGCTGGCAACGAGCAATCATTTGCAGGTGCGCGTGACTGATGGCACGAACACCGAGGAGCCGGACGACCTGCAACTGACATTCTCCGTTATTGAGAGCAACGGCGAGGAATGCGTCGTGCAGGCAAAGGGCGAAATCGACGTGACGCTGGCAGCAGGGCAGGGTATTCAGTTGCTCCTTGTCTCGGACAGCATTTTGTGGCATAACGAGAACGTCGTCACTTCATTTGTCGGGAAGACCATTTCGGCGGCTAACAAGTCCGACCATGTGCAGTTCGGTAGCCCGTACCCGATAACGTCAAACCTCCCCGAAATTAAGATTGTGGATTTTGTCAAGACGTTGTGCGCCCTGCTGGGCGTGTGGTGCAAACAGCCAAAGGGCAACGAGCTGGAGTTTGTGCCCTACGGGGTGTTGGCAAATAATGAAGCGAACGCCCTTGATTGGACGTCTATCGTCATCCCGTCGTACTACGAGGAACGTCCGCAGAAAACGGAATACCGCGTTAGCGAATGGGCGAGAAAGAACTGGCTCCGATACAAGGAGAATGACGGCTACAACGGCGAGGATGATGCTTCGCTTAACATTGCCGACGATACGCTGGACGTGGAACGGGAACTTATCACGCTACCCTTTGCCGCAAGCAAGACGAACTCGCTCGGGCAGGCAAACGTGCCCGTGTGGAAATTGTCGAACTACGAGCAACTGATGGTCGGCGAGGAAACGACGCCCGCCTATTCCATAGAACGGCCAGAGCCGCGAATCCTTATGGCACGCCCTACAAGGACACGCCGATATATTGGCGGCAGCGGGAGCGACGACACGAAATCCGTGCAGTTGTCTATGGATGGAATGTCGTTTAATGAGATACTGACGGCACGTTACGGCGCACTCGCCCGACACCTTGCATCAGCCCGATTGATAACCGAGCGCGTAAGGATGAGCGATGTGGAGTTGTTATCGTTCGATGAGACGCGCCCCGTATGGCTCGGCCAGTATGGGCAGACGTTTGCCGTGTTGGAAATCAATGCAAGCGCGGACGGAACGGCTGATGTAAAATTGCTAAAATTATAGGAGGCTAAAGAATGGCAACGTACAATGATGAGCAAACGATTTTGAGCATCAAGGTAAACTACGACGACGCGGTGGAGGGCATTATCCGCTACCGAGAGCAGGTGGAAAAACTGAAGCAAGCGCAAAAGGAACTTGCGGAAGAACAAGAAGCCGAGGGAACGACCGAAGCAAGGCGCGAGGAAATAACACGCGCTATGGTAATCAACAACGAGCGAATCAAAGAATACCAGTACAATATTCGTGCCTTGTCAAAAGAGGTGCAGAACACGACGCGCGTCGAAAAAGCCGAAATGGAGGGCAGGCAGGATTCGCTCAACGCATTGCGTGCTTCTCTGTCAAATCTGACGCGTGAATATGATGAACTCGGCAAGGCTGAACGCGAGGGCGCAAAGGGAAAGGAATTGCAAGAGCATATCAACGCTATAACAACCGAACTAAAGGAGGCAGAAGCGGGCACGCAAAGATTCTATCGCAACGTCGGTAACTATGAGAACGCCATTCAGAATATGCTCGGAGCAAATTCCAAATGGTTTCAGCAGTTGACGGCAATCCGCGATATAACGGCAGGCGGTTTAAAGCAGGGTCTGACAATGGCGACGACCGCCGTAACATCATTCGGACGTTCCCTGCTGGGATTGTTGGCGAATCCTATCGTGGCAATATTTGCGGCGATTGCTGGCGCAGTAATGGCTGTCTCGAAAGCCATTAAGTCGTCGGAAGACAACACGAATGCGTGGAACATGATATTAGCCCCGTTCCAACGTATCTTGACGGGCGTGTTAAGTGTTATCCAAGACATCGTGACGGCAATCCTTTCGTGGGTGCAGAACGGCGCACGTCTTGTCGGCTGGATTATGACGATGTTGGAGAAACTTCCGCTCATCGGAAACTGGCTAAAGGTGATTAACGACCAGTTGCGTGAAAGTATTACGATTGCGCAGACGGACGCAGAACTTGCCAAAGAGCGCAGGCAGATGGAGGTGCAGAACGCTAAAGACCAAGCCGAGATTGCACGGCTTAGAAAGGATGCAGCAGATGCAGCGCAAAAGGACAGAAAGCGGCAACTCGATGATTTGAAACGTGCCGAGGCGTTGGAGCGCGGAATTATGGAACGGCGCGTGAAGTATGCCGAAAAGGATTTGGCGAATGCAAAGGCAAAGGCAGCGCAGTCGCAGAATGATGCAGCGACGAACGATGAACTTGCGCAGAAAGAGGCGGCCGTGTACCAAGCGCGGCAATCGTTCTATCAAGGCACGATGCGAATGGCAAGCGGCATGGCGACCGCAGAAAAGGCTCTTGCCAACCAGTACACGGCGACGGGGAATGCCGCCACCAACCAAGCGCAGAAGATTGAGGAAGCAAAAAGGAAAGAGCGTGACGCCGTGCGTGCCGCCGAGGATGCACTGACAAAGTTAATTAAAGACAACACCGAAAGGCAGCGCGTCGAAATCAATCTATCCTACACGCGACGCATTGAGGATTTAAAGAAACGACTTTCCGAGGAAAAAGACCTCACCAAGACGGCACGGGCTGCAATCCTTACCGAGATTAAGGCGCAGGAACAACTCATGCAGCAGGAGTTGAACAAAATCTCCGAGGAAAATGTGCAGAAGCGAATCGAGCAGGAATCAAACCGAATCGGATTGCTCTTGCAGGCGGTTAACGATGACTATCTGAAACGCCGTGAACTGCAACTCGCCCAACTGGATGCAGAGCAAAAACTGGAGGAGGCGAAGATAACGCAGGAAATCCAAGATGAGCAGATGCGTGAGGACACGCTCATGGCGATGCGTATCGCCTACAACGCAAAACGTCTTGCCGTTGAGCAGGAGTTCGACAAAGCAATCCAAGATGAGCAAACGAAACGCATTCAGCAGGAATTTCAGACACAGATTGATGCGGCTGGAGAAAACGAACTGGAAGTGTTGCGCCTGCAAATGGAGGAACGGCTTGCGTTACTGAATGCAATGCAGCAGCGTGAGGGCGAAAGCATTGAGGCGTTCAACCAACGGAAACTTGAAGCCGAACGTTCCTACCAGCAGGCAAAGAAAGCCTACGCGGAAAAGGAGGTCGCGCTTGAAAATGCAAAGGTAAAGGCAATCGGCTCTGCCGTGGGTGCTTTGTCTGACCTCATGGAAGAAGCGGGCGAAAA